CTGGATCTTTCAGTGATACCCAATGGGTGCGCAACGCCGATGCACGCTCCTCTGCGTTCAAGCCTTTTGCAACTACTACTCCACCCAACATCTTATTGAGTGCTTCATATACCTTGTGCTCGATAGCTTTTATCCACCTACCTATGTAACAGTTGAATCTACGACTGCGTGGCTGGATCATTCGGGGTGGTCCATCCTTGGACATACTTACCCATTCAGCTTTCACGAAGGTGTCAACAAATGCATCCGATCTCCTCAATGGCCTCGCCGCAAGGCTCAAGACAGCTGCCTCATTCATAGCGCGCTTCCGGCCAGAGTACTGTGCCAGGAACTGATCCCAGGTCAACTTGGCGGTGCGTTGCGCGGTATTAAGAAGTTCTGTCCTGAAGGACAATAGAGTTTTGTTGAAGTCCTGGGTTGGGGTCCAGGGCTCGTGGAATTGACCATTCGTCTCAACGAAGAATAGCCTTTCCAACACACCTCTTACACAATTTGTGTGGGTGGAATTATGTACCACCAGGAGGTCCGTCCTATCGGAAGCTATGAGTCTTCCGGCTCTCCTGATGTGCTCCCGCCCGCCCGTACTAGAGGATTGGAAGCGACCACTTTCAGTGAGTCTAACTATAAGATCAGTTGGGACTTTGGTAGTGGTATTAACTCCCCTAGTTTGGGCCGGGCACCCTCAGTTCAGATTACCCTGATCTCCCCGGTAGAGAGTGTCTCTCAACCAGGAGGTCGTGGTAAACTGAACTGCATCAGCAGTCAACTCGTCGTCCGTCTTGACAAAACTCAGAGCGACTGCCTGATCCAAATATTTAGCTATGTCCGCCGTGCGTACGTCGTCATCCTCCATCTTACGACGGAGGAAGTCGCGTACCGCGAGGCGGTTGACTTTATTTTGGGGTTGTACTCCAAACCTCGACTTGGCCACGGTCGAGTATTTGAATGGAATCCTATGGGGGCGTGGCCTCTCCTCATCTGTTTCGTTACATGCACCATATGGGTCCAACATGTATCGTGCAGCGAGGGTTTCTGCACGTTTGTCGTATTTTGTATCATACAACCATTTCACGAAACTACGAAATGTTATCACATACTTTGACCCAAGTAACGCAAAGAACCTTCCTATCGTTACTGAGCCAAAGGGTATTGACACGGTTATTCCTGTGGTCAAAATGAACACTAATCCAAGAAATTTCGTTAATACTGAAATTCTTTGAAATAATCTCTTGATCACAGCTAGTAGACCGGTCATGTTGCGGCCAGCAACTAGGATGTTTGGGTTACCCCGCCGCAAAGAACGGTCCTGGCCCAAACACTGGCCTAGTAAACCAGCCACTACCTGGCTCCCGGACAGCCAGGCAGACTCATTTCCCGAGGGTGGT